GTTTCCCAGTCACGATCCCGAAACCACTCATTAAAAATCAAATTATAGGCGCGAAACGGCAGCGCCGAATGCGAAAAAGTATTCGCACCAGCAATCTGTCCAAGCGTTGGCAAACCAAAGTAGTCAAACAAACTCGTCACAGCATAACCACCTGTTGCGCTTACTATCTGCGGTATAGAGTAACTTACACTATCTCCCGGGTTCACCTGCTCACCCATAAATTTCTTCCAATTATCCCAAACCAGACGGTTTGGCACAAAAAAGAAAAAAGAATCTATGTAAATGTTGTCCATGACCGGAAAAATCGGTGTCGCCAAACGAGCAAAAGCCGTCATTTTCAAATTAAAAGTATCACCCGGCAAAATTTCCTCACAGAACACTGGTATTAAACGACCTCCATCAAAGGTCGTTTTATACGCCTTTTGCATCCGAAAAGACGAGCGCGGAATATCCGCGCGCGGAACCATCGCGAACTCATGCAAATTAACACTTTTATTTCTGAACATTTTACAAACCTCCAACAAAAAAAAGGGCCTCCGAAGAGGCCCCAAAAATCAATCAAATTTAATCTTCGACATTTTGGTATAAATCCTTACCAACAGCAATCTGACGAGGATCAGAGGTATTAAAAACCCCTCGACTATCGTCATACTCACCCAGAATGTACAAGTCGAAATCAGCAGGATGCTTATTAAGCTGATTATTCTCAGCTTTTCGATTAATCTCATCTCCGAAACCGCGGATCGCCGCACCAGTCGACAACCCAAAAAAAGGCTGGCCAAAAACATTCGCGGCGCGATCGCGTACTGAGAAAACATAAAGTATCACTTTAACCTCCGTTTCTTTAAATCGTGAAGCGTGACAATTTCACGCGTTCTAAGTCTCTCATAAGTATTATCATCCGTCAACTTCAAACTCCTCAAATAACGACCATACTCAACATCATCCGACATAGTTCCCTTGTCGTCTAACTTCATTAACCGGTCATAAAACCTCGGAGGCTTCATTTCTCGGCCTCTCATAACAACTCTGTCAAGAGGATATACCTCGGACTTATACTTAGCAAACCAAGTTGCACCTATACCTGGCTTAAGAGACATACGAGTAAACTCTTGCTCACGTTCGTACAACTCACCCGTCTCTGGATCCACAATCCACTCGGCGCCAGGGTTAACCAACTTCTCAACACAGTATCTGGCAATATATGCAGCACTCTCAAACGTAACACTACCTATCTCACACTGACCAAAACTCCAAAGTTTTTCAAGCAAAGAAGAACGATACAAGTCATGACCTGACTCAGACCTTCTCCAATAATACTTGTCTTGAAAATCGATCCCAAACAAAATACAATGAAAATGAGGACGTGAATACGTCTCTCCATACTCACCACACATATAAAAACGCACGCGCGCACGAAAACGCGCACGCACGCGCTTCATAAACTTCTGAAAATCTGAATAATGTAACCCAAAATCAGGCGGGACAAACTCATCACTATACGTGAGAGTTATAAAGCATGAAGACTCATGCATCTGCACTTCGTGCATACAACGCACAGCCCACTGACGTGAGCGTTCTAAGCGGCATCCAACACACTGACCGCATGGGAGCTTAAGCTCCCGACCTCTCTCTCTTCCAAAAACAATCTCCCCTGAGTCGGTCTTAAACGCGACTAGGGGAGAAAAACATGCCATAGGCTACAGTCTGTAGCCGCCACGCATGACTGTGCGAGGCAAGTTAACCTTCTTAGTATGAGAAACATTCTTCCTAAACTTTTGAGCAGAACCACCTTTACTAACGTTATTACGCTTCAACGGACGCATAAGACCTCCAAGTAGAAAACGTCCATGTACACTGACCGGCCCGTCCTGGGCCGGTCTTGACTGGAAGACAAGTCTCCCAAACCCACTGTAACAAGGTCCAAAGGACCTGTCACCTGGCACAGTTACATCAAGTAAGCACTGTGCCAGTCACACCTTCGAAGAATGCTGACGCTGAGAGACAGCGTCATTTCCGATCGCACGGTCGGACTTCTTGTCGAAGTCCAACGCACCACACGCCTTCTCAAGGTCTGAGACAACACCTAACATCAGCTTAAAGCCTTCTTTCTGACGCTTAATCCTTATCAAAACATTCGACTCCATACTCTTTAAACCATGCTCACGAGCATACTCAAGCTGAGACATTGAGTCTTCAAGAGACTCTTGTCTCAACTTCAACGTCTTACGAGCGCTATCAAGCTCACGCTTTAGGGCCTCCGTCGGTACTGCTTTCACTTAAACTCTCCTTCAAACCGTTAATAGCTTCAACAACCGGATCAACTTTAACCTCAGGAACCGGCTTTGTCAACCCTAACTTCTCCATTTCTTCTAAGTTCTTATACTTACCATCCTCATCTAACTCCGAACAAAAATTCACAAACTCATTAGGATCGTTGTGAAACCTTGACCGAACCTCAGCAGGCATTGCGTCAAAACTCTCTTGAGCCTGCCGTATTGCATTCATCGCACTCTGAAAATCATACACATTCAGAAAATCACCATACGTAGGTGTACGTATACCCGACGGAATCTGACCGGTCAAACCAAAACGCTTGACAATCACATTTATATCCGCTTCTTCAGCCTGAGACTGAACCGTTCTAGAACGACCTTCATCCGTTTCCGGATCACAGAACAAACCCGAAGCATCAGAAAACGAATCTCGGTCATAATTATACGCTGACCGCACAAACGGCACTTTTTGTACCATGACACACTCCTACAGTTTTTTTGCACAAAACACGGCATACTACTTACCTAAAAGCTTCCTTACTAAATCAAGCCACTTTGCCTGTGGGATCCTCTGATAAAAATCTGCAAGCGCTGCCTTTTCAGGAATTCCAAGCTGAGCAGCTTTATTCACAATCGCCTGATACTCCAAAAGCAACGGCTGCAGTTTCCTCAACTGCTCCTGATCCAAGACTTTCCTATCCATGTCTAGCTGCAAATTACCAATTTCACGACTTAACTTCTCACCCTCAGCTTGCAGCTTTCCAAGAGAAGATCTCGCTGACTCAGCTGAATACGTCGCGACATTCCTTTGTATATCCGCCTCCGCATTTGTCTTACGAGACGCCGCGTCCGTGAGATCAATCTCACTCTTTATTTTTTCATTTTGTAACTCAACCTGCGTCTTTTGCGCACGAGCCATATACGCTTGAAACGCAGTAGACGTAGCACCTTCAAACGGATTCTCCATACGAGCCGGACCTGAAACACCTTGTGAAGACGTAGGACTTGAAGCTTCCATATGGTACGCCAACATAGGGTTCATACCTGCTTTCTTCAAATCCTCAACTCTTCTCTGAACAGCCGTATTCGACATCTCTGTATTATAGGCAGACTGCCTGTCGAACATATGTTCTGTAAACCAATTTTGGCGCTTCTGCGCCGCCTTATTCGCGGAATTCGTCATCATCGATCCCGCGAACTCCAAACCAGCACCAATTGCTGCAGGAACAAAAGCCATAAATCACCTCATACTAAAAGTGATCAACCAGACCAGGAACACTATACAGCGGCATCGGTCGTGCCGCCGTAATGTCGAAAAAGAAATCGGCGATCAGCTGTTGGCCATTCGCGTCAGTTCCAACAGCGATAATTCTATCAAGCGGAGGAACCTCCTGTATAAACGCCTGTGACAAAGTCGGAACTGCCGTAAACTTCTGAGCCAAATGCCACGGGTCTATCGTGCCGGCTGCAGTAGACCTAAACAAACCTGTAATCTCCGACTGGTTATACCTATACTCGGCCCACCGTTCTTGATAACCAAACACTTGCGAATCTGTTGCCGATCCATCGCAATAGATCTCTTTATTAAGCACCGCTTGCTCTCCTAACATAGCGAACGCCGGAAAATAAAAATCATACTTGGTCAACCTTGACCAATGCCGACGAACACCCTGCTGGTAAGTCAAATCCGCACGCACAGAAACCAAACCAATGACGTAACCATGCTCTGTAAAACTCTGCGTAAAACCGTGGTTGTGCATTGTCGCTGTACCAACCGCAGCCAAATTTCCTTGAGGCGTATCACCACCTGTCACTGTAGTAGCCGACGTCTGAGCGATCGGAGAAATATTAATCGGAGACGTACCTCCACCAAGGTACTCAGGTCTCTGCAAACGAGCGTCCGGACTTATAACACCAAAGTGAGCCCTAACAAGCTCAGTGTACCTTGTACCACCACGTGCATCGCGTTCCAAAAGCTTCTGAATTTGGAACGACAACCTCAACGCGTTAATCGTCGCATTCACTCCTGTATTCAAATCTGCGTACAAATTATTCGGATATAGCGTGTCTGAAAACGCACCCGTTGCATTCGCTCCAAGAGACAAAGTACCAGAGGATGTACCTAACGTCACACTATTAGCAGGTGTCGCTCCCGTGGCACCTGTCGAAAAAAACACACCTGTTTGAGAGCCCGTAATAAGAGGAGTACTATTCGTTCTCACCAACGCTGTACCTGTGATAGGAACACCAACTGCATTTCCTTTTTGCAAAAACGGAAGACAAGAAGTAAAATAGTCATGACGCTTACCGCGTCTCGCAACACCATAAAGTGTATAAAGGTCTGGCCCGATCGTGACTGGGAAAC